TTAAAAACTGAGATTATAATTTGACGTTTTTGTGCGGGAGATAGGAACTTTAATTTGCTGGGCTACACCATATACTTCTGCGCTCGGCTCATTATCTGCATACAATAAATAAAGAGCGATAGCTGCTGCCAGTTCGCTCTTGCCTACCTTCTTACATATTTCAACAAACGCTGTACGGAACTGTCTGTTCCCATCAGGCTTTACAATTCCAAAGATATCTCTTATTAACTGCTCCTGCCACGGTAACAACCAGAATCTCTTTCCCGCCCATTTACCCTTCGTATGACACAGATTCTCAATGAAAGTAACTGCCCTGTCTGCTTTCGCCTTATCATAATGGGATGTAGGGAGCATAAATCTTGTGGGCTGATAATTCTTAAGCTTCGGATAATCCTTAGGTCTTATTTCCCTTGCCATTAACTATCACCCCCAAGTAATGCCTCCATCTCATCTTCTGGCGCCTGCCCTTTACTATTACCTGCAATAATTCTGCTTCGTGAAGATGGCGTAAGACCAAACTCTGATGCCGCCTGCAGCATCAACTTCTGATTGGTATTTGCAATTCCAACCCAGGGTGTCTGCTGCTGATATCCTTTGTCAGTCTCAAAAGTAGATCCACCGGAGGTAATATGCTCCTGCGCTTCCTTCCATCTTGCATAAGACTGACAATATGCAGCAAACGCTGCCATATCCACTTCTGTAAGAACACCCATCTGATTCATTAGCTCAGCCAAGCGTTCCCATTCCTTCTTTGCTTCCGGCATTAACCAGTCAGGACAAGCAGGTATTCCCTTTGCCGGAACCGGTTCTTTGCTATTCAGTTTTCTTTTACCCGGATTGCCTTCCAATTTCTTTACTGCCGTAGGCTTTGGCTTTCTTCCAGCCATCGGAATCCCTCCTTCCTCTTTTTTTGCATAATAAAAGGATCATACATTTCTGCACGATCCCTATTACTAATTTTATGTAATTACATCCAGCTTTTTGTTTCTTTACTCCATGTATGCTCAAAGGAATTATCGTTATGAATTGAATCCACGATGGGCAGCAATAATTCTTTTAGTAGTTGCATAGTTTCTTCAAATTCTACTTTCACCAGTGCTTTCTTCTTTTTGATAAAGGCTCTCCATCTTCTCTGCCTTGTCTCATCCTTGGTAAAATCATCATCAAAAGCTGCAATATCATCAAAACCGGTCCCTCGATGGGTAAAGGTCTCTACAATCGCATTCTTTAATTCCACACCATTAAGATAATATCTGTCAGCCAAAACATAGATATCATAGAAATCCTTATATCTACCATTTGCAAGGCTCAGAGAAACAAAAGCCTCAAACTTTTCTGCTATGACGGAGTAAATAGAATAGGCATATACTTGCGGAACCTCCATATCCAGCAGAACCGGGAACTCCATTTTCACTCTTTCTGGATACACCACATCACCAAAACCAATATCTATTGATACCGGGACCTTGGTTCTATCCAGATATCCCATAATAGATACATTTACTCCGTGATACTCCTTGAATTCAGTTATATTGATAACCTCAAGCGTATTCAAATCAAATCTCAACGCATCATCGCACTCTATAGAAAAAATATCATTAAATACTTTCTTCATTTCTTCAGCATCATTTGGAATACGCTGTGCCAAAAGATCAATATCCATTGTTGCACGAGCATACTCTCCATTAAATAATGCATACAAAAAAATACCGCCCTTTAGTGTAAATCTCTCCACATAATTTGAAACAGATAATCTATATATTGTTCTCTCCAAACCATATGTGACCAGCTTATCCTGCATAGTCTTTCCATCTTCTATCGCCTGTTTCTTTAATCTGTCCTTTACGGATATAGCGTTTGTCATACCAGCACCTCCAGATACATTTTCATTACATCCCCACATTTGAGCATCTCGGCATATCTGATTAGCCTATTCAGATTACGGTCACTCCGATGCAGATAGGTTGTAAGAACTTCTTTCGTTTCTTCAATTCCGATTTTTTCCCTGTAGAAAACGATATCAACAACAGTTTTCTCAATATCATATATACGAAATCTGTTATTTCCATCCTCTACGGTCTCGATACCAACATCAAATCGGTCATCTGTAAAATAGCATACATTCAGTTCCGGCCAATCCGGTAGAGTTGATACCTTTGCTTTTCTCGGAATTGCTACATCAATGGCATCCGGGCGATAAGTAGACAGATTATAATACACAGCTGCACTCAGCAGACAAACTACTCCGTCTGGTACAAATGCATAGGCATAGTAGAAATCCGATCCCTCACCATCAAAATTTGCATTTTCATAATACTTTTTATTCAGTTTTATCAGGATCCCCTGGTCAACCATCTGATTGATTTTATAATAGGAAAACCCTTTATCTTTCAGCTCTTGAACTGAAAAAATCATTTGGTCATTGGAAATCTGTGCAGTCTTTGTCATCTTTCTCACCTCAATTCCAGTATATCCAAATTCGTGATGACTATTTAAATATTTTTCGGCATTTTATCATTTTGCCGAATTTCATTTAAATTATAATAATCATTTCACGTTTTGTCAATGGATTTTCAGTGAGCTACCCCCATATTCCATTTCGCGACTGCACACGCAACACCCACCCGCCGTTCTACAGAAGACAGGCCTGTAGAGATTTCGATACCCCCTACCTTAGCCCCATCGATCCCCACGTTTCGCATGAATCTGTGAATGACACGACTTGCACAACGCAATCAGATTACTCCGATCATGTGTGCCACCTTCACTCAACGGCTTCTTGTGGTGAATCTCTTCCACCGGAACTGCAAGTCCACGTTCAAAACACAGCTCACAGAACGGATGCTCAGAAGCATACTTATCACGTATCCTCTTCCATGCACGACCATAACGGCGTTTGGTTTGCTTATCTCTAATGAATTTCTCATAATCGCTGTTTGTTTTTCTTGCATGCTCCTCACAGTACCGTCCGGTTACTAATGCAGGGCAGCCTGGATAAGCACACGGCTTCTTTGGTTTGCTTGGCACTGCTACACCTCCATGCATAGCCAGAGCCCTGAAGAATTTCTTCCCCAAGGCTCTTCTCTATTTGCGCGATAAGCTTTCAAGCGGCTGCCGTGCTTGCACGAGCAGACATTTGAAAGCCAACGTTCATCCAAGGAGGCTATCTTCCTTGGATGCTTTCCACATTATAACAATATCATATCTATGGACTCTCATTCTATCACATCAGCTCTCCACTTTCAGAAATCCATCAATTTCTTTCAAAGCCTTGTCATGAAGCCTAAAGGTATGCTGGATACTGTAACCCATATCCACGGATATCTGCTCCCAGGTATCAAAACACAAATATCTCTTCTCAAGAATTGTCCTTTCTGCCCTGTTTGCTACCCGCTTTATCATATGTGTGATATCAGCCTTCAGAGAAATCAGTTCATGAATATCGGAATTAATTTCATCCTCCAGTGCAATGATCTTCACAATGGCATCCTCCATCTTATGGATATTTCTGTTTGGACTTCCCGGCATATCTGATATGGTACTTGTTGCTTTGGTTGCCAAGTCACGAAGAGAAGCTACCTGCTCCAGCTTGCTGTTGATATCATTATCAATCTTGTACGCCTGACTCAAATATTCTTTTGCTGTCATAAGCACCTCCGAAAAATATACTCCCTCGGATTGACTCTGATTGCTGTTTATTTACTCTGATTTTCTTCTACCTGCCGAACGCCTGATCTCAGCCTTTACCGCATTGATCAAAGCTGACTGTGTACGGTTCTTTGACTCCAAAGCCTTCATAACATCTTCATCAATCGTACCTGCAGTGATAATATGCTGAACCACTACTGTCTCAGCGGACTGTCCCTGTCTCCATAATCTCGCTACCGTCTGCTGATAAAGCTCAAGACTCCAGGTAAGCCCGAACCAGATAAGCATATTTCCACCTGCCTGAAGATTAAGCCCATGACCTGCAGATGCAGGATGAATAAGTGCTACAGGAAGCTCTCCCCGATTCCATTTGCGGATACTCTCCTCTGAATCAAGCTTTTCAAAAGGAATCTTCCTCTCAGATAACCTTCTCATAATTCTGGCCAAATCATGTTTGAACCAATACGCAACCATTACCGGTTTCCCATTCGCAGCCTCAATCAAATCCTCCAAAGCATCCAGCTTCTGATCATGTATCTGAATCTCATCTCCATCATCGGAATACACTGCACCATTTGCCATCTGCATCAGCTTACCGGATAGTGCCGCCGCATTTGCCGCTGTCACTTCTCCGCCCTTCAAAGGCAAGAACAAATCCTCTGCCATATTCGAATACAGTTCTTCCTCAGCCTCACTCATATAAACCGGATATTCATTACTGATAAGCTCCGGCATCTTCAAATGATCCAAGGCCTTCATGGAAATCGTAATATCCGATATCTTGTCATAAATCTGTTCCTCTGCACCTTTTCTCAATCTGTAGGAATAAACAATCTGACCATTCATCTGATCCGGCACAAAATAATTCACCCTATACTGACTGATAAATCTTCCAAGCCTCTCGCCCATATCCAGACACTTAAATTCAGCAAAAAGATCCATTAAACCATTGGAAGAAGGTGTACCGGTCAAACCGATTACTCTCTTCACCTTTGGTCTTACCTTCATGAAAGCCTTAAATCGTTTACTGTTCCAGTTTTTAAAGGATGAAAGCTCATCCAGCACCACCATATCGAAATCAAAGGGAACTCCACTCTGTTCTACAAGCCATTGCAGATTTTCTCTGTTAATCACATAGATATCTGCATCTGCTGCCAGAGCCTTCTTCCTATCTGCTGCTGTTCCTAAAACAATCGAATACCTCAGGTGTTTCAAATGCTCCCATTTATGAATTTCATCACTCCAGGTATTTCTTGCCACTCGAAGTGGAGCTACCACCAAGACCTTACTTACCTCAAATCGGTCATACATAAGCTGCTCGATGGCTGTCAACGTAATACTGGTCTTGCCAAGTCCCATTCCAAGTATTACGGCTGCTATCGGATGTCCCAATATATAATTGATTGCATACTGCTGATAATCATGCGGTTTGTATTGCATCTATAATTCCTCCAATCTGTCCCAGGTCATCCAGGACGAATACTTTATATCCAAGAGCACGAAGCTGATTATGTCTGTGAACCTGAAGCTTTCTTGGTTTCTCTCTGGGAGCTTTCACCTCCACAAACCCGATTTTTCCATCAGGTAATAAAACAATTCTGTCGGGCCAGCCCGAAGAACCGGAATTCCATTTCTCACACAAGCCACCTCGCTTCTTTACCTCTCGAACTAATTTCTGTTCCATATATTTCTCACGCATCGCACGCCTCCATCATTCTTAAAAGGTGTGCAGGTCGAGTACCTCGTTCCGTAAAACTCCCTTTAGCAGATTTTTATTAAATTTCTCTCTATAGAGACTTTTATGTAGAGAGGTTAACGACCTACACATTAAGGCTTGAAAAAGAATGCAATCACTCCAGAAAATCCTGACCTTCCTTAAGCCTGAGTCCCACGACCTGCACTCCGGTATTCTTGCGAATTCGGTTATATCCAGCCTTGTCCATCGAAGAATAGAAATCTGTGGTACTGCGGATATATTCGCCGTTCTGCATGCAATGTGCTCGATAAGCCTGATACAGCTCGCCCGATTTTTCTTTATATGATGGATCAATCTCACAGCATTCCTCTAAGAACTGGCCAAGCCAATCATTATCCTCACGGTATGCCTTAATCGCTGCTTCCACTACATCCGGAAGGACTGTATGGAAATCTTTATCAATAGCTTTCTTCGCACCTTCGATAATCCAGCTCATAATGGCAGGACCAGCATGCTCGAAAAGGTAATCTGTATAATTCTTGATGTCGCTCTTACCGGTAATCTTTGCGTTAAATGGAATAACAATCAGTCTGCGCCAGATACCAACATCATTAGCTCCCACCTTTGGAAGATGATTTGTATAAAGCACCAGCGTATGTGACGGAACAAAGGAAAACGGATCCTTGTACTTCTTTTCAGCCTGGATTTCATCCGTAGAGCAAAGCTGCTTCACCACAGCGGTATTCAATCTCATGCCTTCCTCCATTTCAGAAGAAATGATGAGTCTCTTGCCCTTAAGCTCAGCCATCTCTGGTTTCACATTTCTCTTACAGTTCATCGTGAGTGCTTCTGCTGAAAGCTTGCCAGCATAATTACCAAGAACTCTGAAAATGGTATTCCAGAAGGTACTCTTACCATTGGCACCGCCACCGTAAGCAATAATCATATGCTCCTGGTAGACCTTACCGATTGCAGCCATACCAACTGTCTCCTGCACATAATCGATGAGTTTCTGATCCTTACAAAAGAAAAGATTCAAGGTGTCCAGCCATATCTGCTTTCCGTCTTCTCCTGGTGAACAGGCTGTAATCTTCGTAATCAAATCCTCCGGATTATGGGGCTGTTCTCCTGCAAGACCTTTCCTTAAATCAAAGGTGGCATACGGCGTATTGATGAGGTTCTCATCCTTATCCAGATCACTGACTGAAATCGCAAGCATTGGCTTCGCAGTATTTGCAGCGGATACGATGTACTTATAATCACGTCTTTTCTGCACAAATTTCAGATATGTCTGTGCACCCATGAGCATATAAACCAGCGGTAACAGCTGACCATCCACTTCCTTAAGAAGCTCCTTCGGTCCAGCTTGGATAGAAGCCTTCGGAACACCGGCATCCTCTAATGCCTTTTCTACTCTGGCAACCTCGTCCATAGCATCCTGAAGCTGCAAATCTAAGAATTCCTCAACTGCACCTATCGCCAGCTGCTTATCTTCTCTCCAGCAATCCCCATCGAATCTCAGGAAATCTGTTGCACTTGTGTACTTCAGTTCATCGCCATACTCACGCACAAGAACCTTTGCCTGACCAATGTCTGAATAATCCTCTGGCTTTAAGGTGGCACCTTCGAAATCTGCATTGTATTCATCAGGCGGTACATATCCTTCCTGCGTAACAATGCTCTTCCTGAAAAACTTCACTGCGCTGTTCCAGATAGTCTTAAGCTCAGCATCCGGAAGCGGCGGATCACATTTTCTTGCATGCTCCAGAAAAGCTTCATGGGCTTTATCCGTATCGCCATACTTCTTAAGAATGCGTCCTGCAAATCGGCTCATGGTGTTATTGCGGCTTCCTTCTAAAATAGGACCAATACTCTTACCGCCTGACATCTCAGAAGCGAAATTCTCCTCTTCGATATCAGAAATCTCCACCTCTTCGTCCACCGTCATCCAGCCTTCATGGAATATCACCTCATCACATTCAGCACCGAATATGAATCTTGCTGCATCCAGAGCATTTCCATCAAAAAAGAAATAAGCACTTTGAATTGCTTTCTTCAAATTGGCATACCTGGAAGCATCCGTTACCTCTGAAATAGGAAAATACATGTGATACCTTGGTCTCACCGATTTGCCTTCCTTATCTAAAAGATGATGGCGGCTCGGTGCCAGCAAGTACTCAACATTAGGGAACAGCTCTTCCAGCTTTTCAGAAGTAATCCATTCAGCCGGTACTTCTGTGTGGTCATTATCGATATCCATAACAATCACATCTGATCTGATGAAATTCTCAATGCTTCGATAATTCCCTTTGAACTCTGCACAAACATGGTCCTTCTTCACCGCTTCCTGCAGCTGCTCCGGCGTGACCACCGTCACCTTGTTGGGATAGCTACAGTTCCCGGCTTGACCGACGCAGTTTGCCGTACAAATAGTTACCTGCATATTTCAAACCTCGTTTCTATAAAGTAAGAACTTACAAGTTCTCCTAACTTCCTAAGCGGGTTTGACCTTCACTTTTCCGGTCAGAGTTAAAAATAATTTGCAAAAAATCAGCCAGAGCAGAATCGCTTCCTTTTATAAAGCGAAAAATGCCCTGGCTATTTACAAAACTTTTTTCAGAAAACAATCTTTTCGACCGGAAAAACAAATCACAGATGCGCTTAGGAAGATAGAAAGGCAACAAAGCCATTCGGAAAGTGAGGTGCTGCAGATGCAGACAGAAACGATTGATAAAAGCCAGCAGGCCACACCACAGTTTGAGGAAGAGATCATTGATACTCTCATCGCAATCAGCGTAGTAGCCAAACGCCTGGCAGCCAATCTAAGACAACAGAATAAAGAAAACGGAGGAACTGAAAATGAGCAAAATGAGTGAATTATCTCAGGTGCTGGATGAAATGATTGCCTGCGGTGAAGGAATGATCAAAGCCGCAAATACATTAAAAGACATCTTCTCTTCTACAGAAGAAACTCCGGCAAAGACTGAGACAAAAGCAGCCAAGAAAGTAACCAAGCAGGAAGCCGCAGAACCTGAAGCCGCAAAGGCTGAACCCGCTCCTACCTATACAAAGGAAGATGTTCGTGGAGTACTTGCTTCAAAATCAGCTGCAGGCTTTAAGAAGGAAGTCAAAGAGCTTCTGGAGAAATTCGGTGCCCAGCAGTTAAAGCAGATTGATCCTAAGTATTATGCAGCCATTCTTAAGGAAGCAGAGGTGATTGGAAATGCCTAAACACGCATACCTCTCCGCCTCTGCCAGCCACAGATGGTTAGCCTGCCCGCCAAGCGCAAAGCTCTGTGCCAACATCCCAGATCAAGCATCCGAATATGCACAGCAGGGAACCGATTGCCATGAGCTTTGTGCCTATCTGGTAGAAAAGGCTCTTGGCAGAGAGGTAATCGATCCGACTGAGAATCTTACCTACTACGATGCTGAAATGAAGAACTGTGCTGAGGAATATCGGAACTATGTATTAGAGCAGATTGAAGCATCGAAGGAATTCTGTAAGGATCCGCAGGTCATGATTGAACAGAGACTGGATTTCTTCCGCTGGGTTGAAAACGGCTTCGGAACCGGTGACTGTGTAATCGTTGCTGATGAAGTACTACAGATTATCGACTATAAGCACGGTCTTGGAGTACTCGTAAGCGCCGGTGATGATGAGCACGGTGGCAACAGCCAGATGATGTGCTACGCCTTAGGTGCTTTGGAAGTATTCGGAGACATCTACGATATCAATCAGATTAAGATGACCATCTTCCAGCCGAGACGCGAAAACATCAGCACCTACACCATCAGCAGAGACAACCTTCTGAAATGGGCCAACGAAGTCCTGGCACCGACTGCAAAGCTTGCTTATGTGGGAGAAGGCGAATTCAAAACCGGTGACCACTGCCAGTTTTGCAAGGTAAAGGCAACCTGCCGCAAGCGTGCAGAATACAATCTTGAGCTTGCAAAATATGATTTCGAGATGCCTGCCACACTGGATGATACAGAGATCGCTGCCATCCTGGAAAAGGTGGATGAAATGATTTCCTGGGGAAATGACATCAAGGAATATGCCCTTCAGCAGGCACAGTCCGGAGTTCACTTCAAAGGCTGGAAGGTCGTAGAAGGAAGATCCAATAGAAAATATACAGATGAAGCCGCTGTTGCCTTTGCAGTAAAGGACGCAGGTTTTGATCCGTATGAAAAGAAGCTTCTTGGCATAACCGCCATGAGTACACTGCTCGGAAAGAAGAAATTCGAAGAGCTTTTAGGTGGGCTTATCTACAAGCCACCTGGAAAACCCGCATTGGTACCGGAATCAGATAAGAGACCGGCAATGAATACAGCAATAGAAGACTTTAATGAGTAAAAGGAGGACCAATATTATGGCAAAAATTCAGAACCCTACAAAGGTAATCACAGGAGTAAACACCCGTTGGAGCTATGCGAATGTATGGGATGCAAAGAGCATCAATGGAGGCGCACCAAAATACAGCGTTTCCCTCATCATTCCCAAGTCCGACACCGTAACTGTAAACAAGATTAAGGCGGCTATCGAGGCAGCCTATGAGGAAGGTCAGAGCAAGCTCAAAGGTAATGGCAAGACTGTTCCTGCCCTCTCTGTTCTCAAGACACCTCTTCGTGATGGTGATCTGGAAAGACCGGATGATCCGGCTTATGCAAACGCATACTTCATCAACGCCAACAGCGCTTCCGCACCCGGCATTGTAGATGCAGACCGTCAGCCGATTCTGGAAAGATCCGAAGTCTATTCCGGCGTATATGGCAGAGCCAGCATCAATTTCTATGCCTTCAACAGCAATGGAAATAAAGGAATTGCCTGCGGACTCAACAATCTTCAGAAGATTCGCGACGGTGAACCTCTCGGCGGCAAGTCTCGTGCGGAAGATGACTTCGCATCCGAGGAAGAGGAAGATTTCCTCTCCTAAGAACTACATGACAACTAAGGCGGTAGGACAAGCCTGCCGCCAATCAAAAGAAAGGTATGGTGAAAAACTATGACAATGGAAATGTTAAATGAAATTATGGATGCTATGATTCGTGGCTCATTAATCGGATTCTTTGCCAGTTTCTGGCTCATGGGATTGGTTGCAGTATGGCGTTGGTTCCTCGGCGTAGTAAAGCGCTTCCTCCACTGGCTCTGTCCAAAATGGTTCAAGCCCAAAACAGAAGAAGCTGACAAGAACTAATCACCAGGCGGCGGTACCTACGAAGTGCCGCTGCCGTTTTTGTAAAGGGAAAAGATTATGATAAAAGAACTGTCAATAGATTTAGAGACCTATAGCGATGTTGATATCTCCAAATGCGGAGCATACAAATACGCTGAGTCTGATCATTTTGAGATACTGCTCTTCGGCGTTTCTGTTGATAATGGGCCAGTAGTAGTCTATGACCTTACTGCAGGTGATGAAATACCAACAGAAATCCTGAAAGCACTATCTGATGAGAATATAACAAAATGGGCTTTTAACGCCTCCTTCGAAAGAGTCTGTTTGTCCAACTGGCTCCGGAAGCATCACCCTGAATATTTCAAATTTTACAATTCAGAGGATGATCCTGTACACAACTATCTGAATCCATCCTCTTGGAAATGCACTATGATTTGGTCAGCCTATATGGGCTTACCACTCTCACTGGAAGGTGTTGGTGCAGTCCTGAAGCTTCAGAATCAGAAAATGAAGGAAGGTAAGGACTTAATCAAATACTTCTGCAGCCCCTGCAAACCTACCAAGGCGAATGGTGGCAGAACCAGAAATCTACCGGAACATGCACCGGATAAATGGGAAAGCTTCAAATCCTATAATCGCAGAGATGTTGAAGTAGAGCTTTCTATCAAACAGAGACTATCTAAATTCCCGGTTCCGGATTCAATATGGAATGAGTATCACATCGACCAGGAAATCAACGACAGAGGCATTATGTTGGATATGGATGTGGTTGAAAATGCTATTGCCTTCGATGAAAAATCCAAATCATCTCTTATGATTGCCATGCAGAATATCACTAACCTGGACAACCCTAACAGTGTGGTTCAAATGAAACAGTGGCTCTCTGACAATGGTGTTGAAACAGAATCACTTAGTAAGAAAGACGTTGCCGGACTTATCAAAGAGACCGATGGCGATATCACAGAAGCACTGAAGCTCAGACTCCAGCTTGCCAAATCCTCAGTAAAGAAATACCAGGCTATGCAGAATGCAGTATGTAATGATGGACGAGCTCACGGTATGTTCCAGTTCTATGGTGCCAACCGATCAGGCAGATGGGCTGGTCGTTTGATCCAGTTGCAGAACCTTCCCCAAAATCATATGTCTGATCTTGCTGAAGCTCGTGAACTAGTACGCACTGGTGATTATGATACCTTGGATATGCTTTATGATGATATTCCTGACACCTTAAGCCAGCTGATTCGTACAGCCTTCATTGCAAGACCGGGATATAAATTCATAGTAAGTGACTACTCTGCTATCGAAGCCAGAGTTCTGGCGCATCTTGCCGGTGAAACCTGGCGTTCCAAAGTATTTGCCGAAGGAAAGGATATCTACTGTGCCTCAGCAAGTCAAATGTTTGGGGTACCTGTCGAAAAACATGGTGTAAACTCTCATCTCAGACAGAAAGGTAAAATCGCAGAGCTTGCACTGGGATATGGTGGATCAGTCGGTGCACTGAAATCCATGGGTGCACTGGATATGGGATTGACCGAAGAAGAACTGCAGCCGCTGGTCGATTCCTGGCGAAATTCAAATCCCATGATAACAGCCTTCTGGTGGGATGTTGATACTGCAGTAAAGACGACCATCAAGCAACGCATTCCTACTGAAGTAAATGGAATCCATTTCTGCTACAAAAGCGGCATGCTCCTTATCAAACTTCCTTCAGGCAGAGTGCTCAGCTATGTTAAGCCTAAGATTGGTGAAAACAGATTCGGTGGTGAGTCCGTAACCTATGAAGGCGTAGGCTCCACAAAGAAGTGGGAACGCATCGAGTCATATGGTCCGAAATTTGTGGAGAACATCGTGCAGGCTGTTTCCAGAGACCTTCTCTGCTATGCCATGTATAACCTCTCTGACCAGCAGATCTGCGGACATGTCCATGATGAGCTGATCATCGAATGTCCAGCGAGAACTGATGTCATTTGCTTATAATACTCAAATATAAAGGCTTTATATGCATAAACAAACTTCATTTTTTCATTTGAAGGATCGAAATCCGGTGCTCCAGCCTCTATTATTTCAAACGCCTTTGTATCATGTATCTCACAAAAACAAGTTTCTGTTGTAGCATCATTAACACTGACTTTACTTACTTTAACAATCGGTATTGTTTCTCCATTTTCCATTGGAATCAACAATGGTTTTTTCTTAGAATCAAGCAAATATACATGCCGTTCTTGCCCGCCTAATACAGACATGATTTTATTATTCTGCAAAGCATGCGCATTCTTGATCGTCTTTTTGCAATTCGTTTTGTCTGGATGAAGACAACATTTTCGCATTGACTTTCTCATTTTCTCCATCAACAAAACCTCTGCAGGCTTTTTAGTCTGTGCAGGAATTTTCAGTTCAATTCCTTTGCAACAATCAGCATACATCTTTCCACTTCCACAAGGACAAAGCTCTTTGTCACTCAATTTCATTCTAAACAAACACATCCATCTCCTTATATATCTCTGGCTTCATATCCTTTAATCGAATTGAAAAGCCTCTAACTTCCATTCCTTTATCCAGGCATGTTCTAAACAACTGACAATATCTCCTAAATTCATTATTTAGTCCTATTGATTTCACTTTCGAATTCAAGGACATTACGATGTAAACGACATTATATCCCATGTCCAAAAGCTCTGATAATTTCTCCAATTGCTGTTCTGCACGTATTGATGCCATTGATGGAAAACTGCCTTCCTCTTCAAAGGAAAGCAGCGTCTTCACCTCTATAAGCGTATCTGTATCCTCAATATACAGATCCGTCTTGTACCCTTCTATTACCTTTTCTCTATATATCTTCTTTCGCTTTCCTAAGAAAGAAAAATATCTTCTATGCAGTTGAGCTTCCAGTACACGATTAGCCTCTGCCAGATTAAGAAGAACGTAATATCTTCCAAGTCTGGCCGCATACACGGAAAACTTGGTTCGAGCATTTATATTCTCTACAGGTTGAAGCACAACCTCTTTACCGGTCAAATCAACTAGCTTACTAATTTTACAAGAAACAGGGATATAGCATTCTACATCTTTGTTATCAACAACAACATCGCACAGAAACCTTGTCTTTTGTTCTCTTAAAAAAGTCCCTTTTATGTACTCCACGCGAATTACTCCTTCAGAGTAAAGGATACTTCTCCACCGAATCCAGTCATAGTATATCTGTCTTCATTCATCAGCATCTCTTTACTAACCTGGTACTTAAATGGAAACAGAATATAAAGATTTCCAAGCTCTGTATAAGAATAATAACTACTTCCGTCCAACTTCATTCCCTGAGTAATTACAAAATTAAGTACAGCTTCAGTCTGAATAGGAATCTTATTCAGTATATATCTTGTCTTGGTTTCATTACGAAGAATATCCATCTCCTTAAGCGTCAGAGTGATTCTTCTTGTGGTAGCCTCAAGAGTTCCTCTTTCACCCCAATCATCATAAAGCTTCTGCTTAAGCGCCGGATTTGTAACCGCTTCCTGAAATTCAAAAAGCTTCCCCATAATCTTACATACATCTGCAAATACCGGATACGCAAGGCACAGCATGCAGTACTGAATTGCTGCAGACTGCTCCGGGTACTTATCTAATAAAGTTCTCGCCTCTGCTCTTGTCGCATCAAGTTCCTCTGACGGGTAATACCAAACATTCATCAGAATCTCTCTGGTTTTTCTAAGCCTTGTAGGACTATCTATCTCAAAGGAAAGATACTCATTCATTTTTTCTTTATATTCAGCTTCAGGAAGACTTTCCTCCAACATCTGCACTGCCTTGTTTAACCAAGGTAATCTTATGCTGCATGCATATCCAACCATTTTAGCCATTATTATCCACCGCCTTTATCTTAATAAACGGAACAATCACTTCATCGATAGTAATTCCCCCGTGACTCATCACTTCATCACCTTTGGCATCAAAGGATTCTCCAACGCCACAGATTACATAATCAAACTGCTTATCCATATAATACCCAGGATACTCAATCAGATTCTCATATTTTTCAAACAAGCTATCCTTATTAGCAAAGTCCTTAAGAACAATCATTCTTCGGCTCTTGGTTTCAGTTTCAACGCCTGTTTTCATCAGCTTACCCATACCAGTACACGGTGTATTTCCATGATCCGCGCTGATATAAACATCGAAGCCCTGTGCAAGCATTCTCCTTACAGTGTCTACCAGCTTATGCTGATCAGCAAGAACCTTGATATCGTTATACATACCAAGTCTGCCCTGCAGCTGTCCATGTACCATATCATCCACATCATTGATGATAATTGCTGCACATTTTACAGCCGCACCAAAGTCGGCATCATACCCCCGATCATAACCAATCTGAGCCTCTGTAAATCCCAGGCTCTTTGCACATTCAATAAATTCCTTCTTTTCCTTGCTCTGACTCCACGGATTCTCCAACTCCTTCGGAAACTTATTCGACAGCAAACACTGTCTTGAAATAGATGTTACCGTAGGAATCATTGCCATTGACTGACCCTTTTCATAACGGATACCAGCAAAGGACTCGGATATAATGCGCCAGTCAAATTCTGACATGCCATCCATTACAATAAAAACAAACTTCTTACTGTGGTCTGCGATATACTCCATCGTCCTACTAACAAGAACCGGCGCAGAAGGATTCATCTCCACAGAAAGTTTTCCAAATCCTTTCAGAACAAAATCTACAAAAGAACAATTCGCCTCTTCCACATCTACCGGAATCCTGTACTGTTCTGATAGTACGTGAATCTCAGCTTTCAGTTCTGCAATTGCGAACCAATCCTTGTAAGTCTTAGCATCATTCACCGCATCCTTTAGTTGTTTGCAAAGCAATTTCAAATATTCTCTAATGTTGCTCTTGCCATAAACAACTTCTTCCAGAAACTCCTTTGTATCTTCAGCGACCGTCAAATCGGAAAAATTCTTCTTATAGGCCATACAGAGCAAATCGTAATTAAGTTCTGGAGCATTCTTAACAACGGAAGCATTCAACTTTGGAAACAGATTTGCAAGGCTTACTTTGAAAGTTCTAAAACACTGCTGGACATCATAAGGAATATAGACTCCCGGGGATGCCAACATAAGGATTTTTGCTTCTCCTGCCTTTACAGCTTCCTCATACTTTACTCGGTACACCAAATCATTCTCATATCGAATAATCTGAAAACCTTTTCCGGCAAAATAGACGCAGTATTCTGTTTTGTCTTCTAAAGCGTCCTCTTCGATAAGAAGAACATGTTTTTCATAGGCTGCTGAGGATTTTTCATACAGCAGATCTGCAAACATATCTACGCCTCCAATCTAACCAGTAATGCTAATCGGAAATCAGGATATACCTGCTTCCCTTTTTCAAAAGCCCTTTCTATTTCTTCGCGCTCCTTCTCTAAACGAGTCAGACGTGACTTCCTAATATTCTCAATTCCAATATGATCCGCAGCCTCTGTTCTTAACTGTAGCGCATATTTATACTTGTTATAGCTTTCCTGGTTCTTCTGTAGTTTCTTTTCTTTTAATTCAACAAAAGAATCATAAGCAAAATCCATGCTCATCTTCTCAAGTCTCTGATAATCCTCTGATGAAAGATTAGAAACTGTTTTAACAGTAAGTCTGGAATGTGCATCTAAAAACTGTTCCATTATTCGCTTTCCAGCCATCGGTCTCAACACAAAGGATTCATTCACAAATACAGGAATAACCCTCTGATTACTTTCATCATCGGAAATCGATAATTCCCAGAGCATAAAATAGCCTGCTTCATTTGGAAAATCTTTGATGCCAACGGATAAAATAGGTGAAAACTTATCCTGAATAATATCCGTCTTAAGATGCCTTGTAATCTCTGCATCAGTCATCCCGATGCGGTCAATCAAAGTAGACTCTACGCCCTGCCAGCCATCATAATAAGCAAGCATAAGGCGAAGTGCAGCATCCACATCAAAATTAGATTCCTGACCTACAAGTTCCGTGAGATCTTTTTCTTCTCTGATGACATCTTTATACTCTCTGGAGTACTTTAACTGCTGCCTCATCTCTGTCTCAATTGGCTTGATGCTTTCTTCCATCTTATAAGGCTTCGCAATAGTGTTCATATAGGCATCAGTAAAGTCGCATTCAGCCACTTCACTATCCAGCACATCTGAATATTTATCTACGCCCATCTCCTGTAAGATGACAGACAGCTTTTCTTCCAGTACATCACGAACACGATTCTCAACGGTATCCGTAATGATGAAATTGTAAATATGTACATCCCTCTTCTGCCCGATACGATCGGCACGACCACAACGCTGCTCAATCTTCATCGGATTCCAAGGCAAGTCATAATTGATAATGATATTTGAAAACTGAAGGTTCAAACCTTCGCCACCGGCATCCGTAGAAATAAATATACTGGTCTTTTCTCTAAATTCTCTAAGAGCCTCATTTCTCTCATCAATGCTCATACCACCATTTAAGATAGTGACCGTATAACCTTTATTTACAAGCAACTTCTGCAGATACTTCTGTGTTGCAACAAACTCGGTAAAGATAATAATCTTCTGGCTTGGATTCTCTGCCTGAAGTGCATCTATCGTATTCATAAGATGCTCCACCTTAACATCCGGATGCTGAAATTCAGCCTGTTTTGCAACAGAAATAATAAGCTCCAACTCCGCAATCTCAGCCTCCATATCAAGTGAAATTGCTTCCAAAGCCTCTTCTACACCATCCTCAATATCAAGTTCTGCCAAATCTTCTTCTGTAAGATTTCCAAGATGTGTACTCTGTGTTTTCAGAGCCAATAAACGACGCTCCAGACTTTGACGGACAGCCGCTGTACTACTGGTAACCATTCTCTGCATGATTATCAGCAGGAAGATTAAGCACATATTCTTCTTGCGATTTCTTAATGCCTTGTTATAGGTCTTTGAAACATAATCTGTAACCAGCTCATATAATTCGCGCTGCAAAGTATGTCGCTCATCCCAGTTAAACGAAACAAGATGCGTCACTCTGTTCTTGAAGAGCTTATTACCATTGTTATCAATCGCCTCTCGCTTCTCAGTTCTAATAAGATATGGAGCAACCTGCTCTTTGACAATAGACCTCGCATTTGGGAATGCTTCTTCGTCAAGTAGTCTGACCAATCTTAAGAATGGCTCTGTCTTACCATTATGTGGCGTAGCTGATAACAGAAGTAAATAAGGACTCGCCTGCGATAACAAATATCCAAGCTTATATCTTGCAACTTCTCCTGAGGAACCAGCCACACGATGGGCCTCGTCAGCGTATGTCAACATAGGTCTAAAAGTTTTATCAGCCATATTTTCGATGGCAGAGATTTTACTGAAGGATCTCATCCAGCAGTTTGCAATATCTCTCTTCCAAGGACACGACCATCAGCTTGTACCATAATTCTCTCGAATAGCGTCCTTGCTCAATGCACCAGATTTTATGATGAAGGTTATTATTCTCTGTATACAAATCTACTGGGGCATTTTCGGTATATTTACGTTCATAACGCTCTCCATCATACTGATTCTTGGTGCAATCTATATGCGTGAACAGGTCATCTTCTGGGTAATACATCCCGTGAAGGAATGTCGTAATCCTATGTTCTATACCCTTATCTTCTATCAAATGCGGAAGGGTTTCAATCTCAATATGCCACAGCGGTTTATCAGCCACCTGATCATAATCTTGTTTCACTACCATGAGAAGCTTATCTAATGTGCCTTCATCAATATGAACAGTAATAGTCTTCGGACTCTTTAGAGAAGTCTGATTAAAGTGAAATTGAGGTCCATGATACTTTTCAAAATTCAAAGTCGAATATGAAATTGCTTGTTCTTTAGGGAGAGCCAAGCGCTCATCAAGTCTTAGTAAGATGTTCCCGTCACTAACTTCATCGCATATTAACCTTGCGAATCCAGGCATTGAATCCCCAAATTGTAACGGAGTTGTATTTGTCAGGATACTGTAAAGATACGCTTTATCCTCAAAAACAAAATAGTCCCTATTAAAATCAACTCCATTCACAATCGACAGCCCATATTGATTAGTCTCATGAAGTAATACTTCCCCTTGTGCGATTTTTTCTATATTTATTCTTGTTTCTCTAAATACATCAAGAATATAACCTGTCATCACATAAGCAAATAAGTCGTTTAAATCTGGGACAAACTCATTCTGCTGTCCCTGCGCAACCGGAATAATAAATGCATATGCATAGTAATGAACCCAATTATTTACATCATTGTTCATCATGTACTGAAGCATATCCACTGTACTTATGCCTGACTGATTAAATAAATCTATCACCTTGTCAACAAGCGGATCCAAGAACGCTGGAATTTCAAATTGTTTCAATCTCGAAGCGCTCATGTAATTCAAGAACTGTTTTCTAATTGAAAACACCAAATACTCCACGCTTTGATATTCCGAAGAATCAATTACATCGAGCATAAAGGTATTTATTCTACTTTCTACAGATAAATCCTCCAACCGTTCTATTCCTCTCTCTTCACATAGTGCAGCTCAATATCATATCCCAGAGCCTCCATCATCTGCACAAACGTATTATTTACAACTCCGTTCGGCTTCTTGATGACGCGATTCACATAGGACTTGGTGGTATCAATCTGTTCTGCCACCGCCGCCTGTGTGGTTCCCTGCTCTATGCACTTTACTTTCACATCTATTTCGATATTATTTCTAACCATATTCATCCACGTCCGTTTTTAATCGGTTTCACTAAACAGATAACTTATTGTACCATAAAACCGTCATTTCTTCAACGCAAAAAAGAGCCGGTCAGATCTCTCCAACCGACTCCGTATTCATCCCTGCAGCAGTTTCATAACTTCATCTGAGAATTTCCAACGTATCTCCACATGCCTCGGATCATAGACCAGAACCTTTTCGATCAGTGCCCCCACAATATCCTGATCCAGTTCTGTTATGTCAGAGAACATGTCCAGCATCTCCAAAGCATTCTGCACTCCATCATCCTGTATCACTTCAGCCTCATGATACTTTGCTTCCAGCTCTGCGATCTCAGCGTCGAGTCGATCCGCCTTCCGCGTCAGATCAGCACGCCTGCTCTGATATACCTCTTTATCTAATGTGCCAGCCATAAACTGGTCCACATTCGCAAACCTTTCCGCATCGCACTTCTCCCTGTCCTTTTGCAGCTTTGCCAGCTTCTTTACAAGCTTGGTATTATTCTGATCGGCTTCCTTTTGTTTCTGCTTCACCTGTTCCTTCACCCCATCAGCTGCTGCCAGCAATGTTTTGATGGATTCCCAAACAACACCGTTCAGAACATCCTCCCGGATGTATTCCTTACTGCAGCCGTTCTCCCCAACCTGCGCCTGAGCATGAGGACAAGCAAAATATCTGTAAGGTCTTCCCCGAATAATCCTATCCTTAAAAGGCATTGCCCTTCCGCAGGTGCCACACTTGACTTTTCTCCATAGAGGATAATCCTTTTCTGTCACACGCTTTGTCGCCCGATTTTCCCGGAATATTTTCTGAGCCTTGATAAACTCTTCTTTCGTTATGATCCCCGGATGCTTATTCTCAACAATAACCTGCTCTTCCTTTGGTACTGCTACAGAATGCTTCCATCCAACACCAATGCCCTCACGTTTGTGACCAACAACGGCACCATAATACATTTCCTGCTTCAGTATCCGTCTGACGGAATTGTGATTCCAGCACGCAAGCTCTGAGGTATTCTCAAATTTCTTTTTCTCCGGATGCTTCCGCTGAAAGTAACGTGCCGGAGTCTCATATCCTTTTTCATTTAGCATTCTGGCTATATCAGAAATGCGCATCCCGTCAATCGCAGCCTCAAAGATTTCTCTGACAACTGCAGCTGCCTCCGGATCCACTGCCAACTTATGATAATCGTCCGGATCCTTTTTCAACCCATACGGCACATGACCGCCGATGTATTCACCGCGCTTCATTTTAGCGCGTTTCGCCGTCGTGACCTTAACAGACAAATCCTTGCTGTAATAATCATAAACGATATTCTTCATGACAACATCAAGACCGCCGGTAGTTCCCTTGTAGTCCTGACTGTCGTAATGATCATTGATGGAAATGAAGCGAACTCCCAGGAACGGAAAAATCCGTTCCAAGTAGTCACCCAGCTCAATATAATCACGTCCGAATCTGGAAAAGTCTTTCACTATGACACAGTTGATGGCACCGTTCTTGATCTTTTCCAACAGTCGCTCAAAGGAAGGCCGCTCGAAATTGGTGCCACTGTATCCATCATCGAAAAACTCATATTGTTCACATTCAGCAAGCTCAGGATCACCACTGATAAAATTCTGGATCAAAGCTTTCTGGTGTGAAATGCTCTCACTTTCAGCCTTGTTTTCCTTCACCATCAGATCCCGATCAGCCTGAGATAACCGGATGTATTTCCCTATCACCCATTTACCCATTCTGAACAGCTCCCTTCTTCAGTTCCATGAATATCCGGTCGAATACTTCTTTCTGTTCTTTGTACTTGAACTCTACTTCGACACGGTTATCCTCATAAACCAAAACCTTCTTAACAAGAGCATTAACCAAGCCCTGATCCAGCTCTGAGGCTCCCTGGACCTCGTGCATAGCCTGAAGCCATTCATTATTCGCTGTCAGCACACCATCCAGCTCCTTCTTCCTCTGCTTCGCTTCTGAAAGCTGTTTTTCCAGACGATCATATCCTTCATCATAGGATTTCTTTGCGTACTGGTAATCTGCCTCATCCAGTATTCCTTCTGCAAAGCTCTCAAACAATCCCTCCCTGCGTGAATTGATCTTCTTCAGCTCCTGCGTCAGATAATTGACCCTCGCAACATACTGATCGATCAGGCTACGCTCTTTTGCCGTTCCACGAAGCTTCTGCAACATCTTCTCCTGATTAAGTGCGCACTCCATCTGTACCTGCATTGCGGCAAATACAGCATCCACCACATCCTGATACCGGATTCCATGTCTGCTGCAGTTCCGGTACCCGCTGTCTAAGTAACCTCCGCAAACGTAGTTCGTGTAGTAGAAATTCTTATCTTTTAAGGCATTGTTTCCCTTCACGAAACGCATCCGTTTCCCGCAGTCCCCACAGTAGATTCTCTTTACAAACAGATTCACAATATTGTCCCTTACCTGCTTGGATTCTGCCCACCTCTTCTGCATCCGCTCAGATCGTTCCTCAAAGATCGCTTGAACCTTATCAAACAGTTCCTGGCTAACAATGGCCTCATGGGCATCAGGGATGCATCTCCATTCATCCGGCTTTGCCCTGTGACACTTTATCCCCTGATATAAAGATTTCGGCATCTTCCCGTATACCAGTGTTCCGGTATAGGTGGCATTCTTCAAAATATCGATGATAGTTCTACCGTGCCAAATTGTGTGCTTATACTTTTCTGCATGCCAGATACCCAGCTCCACCTTTCGCTTTGCCGGCGTAACAGCTCCCATATCGTTCAGCCGCTTGCAAATTTCGCTATGAGACACGCCTGCTGCCTTCCACTCAAAGATCATTTTCACATACGGAGCAACCGCTTCATCCACCTCATATCTGTATGCTCTGGTCTTAGATTTCACATACCCATACGGAGGAAATGCCGGAAGATACTCTCCCTTCTCCTGTCTTGCTCTGAAGCTGGTAATGATCTTTCTGGAAATATCTTTTGCATACACATCGTTAATCATATTCTTCAACGGTATCATCAGTGCATCTTCCGCATCACCGGCAGTCAGGCTGTCATAGCCGTCCGTGATGGAAATAAACCGAATGCCAAGGAACGGAAATATCTTTTCCAGATATTCACCTGTCTCGATATAGTCACGCCCAAATCTCGACAGATCTTTCACCAGAACGCACTTCACCTTTCCAGCACGTACATCGTCCATCAGTCGTTTGAACTCAGGCCTGTCAAAGTTGGTACCCTTCTTGCCGTTATCCTCATATACGTCATAGAGCTTCAGATCCGGATGCTCTTCCACATATTCTTTGCAGATGCTTATCTGATTATCTATAGAATCCCCGTCGTCATCTTTACCACTATTTTCAATAGACAGCCTCACATAGATTCCGGTCATGGTATAAGAGGCTGTCACGATCGTTGTATCTACCTTCTGATTGACGTTTTTTCTGCTTTTTCTTGCCATTGATTGCCTCCTATTCTGCTGCCATATCGGAGTAATTGCCCAGCAGCTCCGCCAGTTTTGTATACTGATCACCATATCTGAAGCGGATACTTATCTTCTTGTCCTCATGGACTATGACTTCCTCGATCAGTTCCACGATGGTCTTGCGCTCAATGCTTGTAATGTTCTGATACTTCTTAAAGACATCAATCCAGGCATAGCTTTCACGGTTATGTTCAATTGCCTGCTGCCGTTCCTGCTCAACAGCTCTTATTGCTGCCTCCGCAGACTGAATCTTTGCTTCGTAGCTTTTCTTGAAAAGGAAGTATTCTTCCTGGCCGATCATGCCTTCCTGCAGGTTTTCATACAGTTTCATCTTGAAGCTGCGGTTCCTCTCGATATCCTCCTTCAGCTTCACAATCTGAGCATCATAGTTGAAAACATTTCTCTGTGTCTCCGGCAGGGACTCAATGATCTTCAGTAGTTCTTCCATCTCAATAACACTGTCCACTCTGCTGCGTATTCCCTGAAGCACCGCATCCTGCAATTCATCACCTGTAATCTGATGAGTGCTGCAGCCTTTTCCCGCTTTCCTTGTAGAGCAGATGTAATAGGTGTAACGCTTATCCCCTGCGGTATAAGTCTTCCTCACCATGTTTTGACCACAATCACCGCATTTCAGGTATCCCGAAAACGGATACACCACTTCTTCATCCGGAGCAGAACGAATATCCTTTTGAAGAATCCGCTGCACATCATCAAATGTTCTTCGGTCAATGATCGCCTCATGCGCATCCTCAACCCGAATCCACTCCGCCTCATCCTTCGCAACAATCTTCTTCACCTTATAATTAGGCGTACTGGTTTTACCCTGTATCAAAGCACCGGTATATATCTCGTTTGTCAGTATCCGCGTCACCGATCTCGGAGACCACAATGCCTGCTTTCGCACCTTAAAGTTCGTCTGGACTTTGATGCCCATAGACAGCTTATATTCCATAGGGCAAAGCACACCCTGCAGGTTTAGCTTTTCCGCAATCCGTCCCTGGCTCATGCCTTCCAGCTTCCACTTATAGATTGCTCTCACAACCTCAGATGCATATGTATCAGGGATCAGCTTGTTGTGATCTTCTGGATCCTTCAGATATCCATACACAGCAAAAGCTCCGATAAACTGCCCCTTCTTCCTCTTAATTTCCAACTGGCTGCGGATCTTCACAGAAATATCCTTGCAGTAGGCATCGTTGATCAGATTCTTAAAGGGAATAATCAGTGAATCGGATTGGTTCCGATCAAGGCTGTCATAGCTGTCATTGATAGCAATGAAACGAACACCCATGAAGGGGAATACACGCTCAATGTAGTTACCAGCCTCAATGTAGTTTCTTCCAAATCGGGATAAGTCTTTGACCACCACGCAGTTAATCTTCCCGGAACGGATGTCCTCCATCATCTCCTGGAATGCCGGTCGGTCAAAATTGACACCGGAGTATCCATCATCGGTCTTCTCCGAAACTACATGGATCTCCGGATGCTTAGATATGAAGTCCCTTATCAGGGCTTTCTGATTAATAATGCTGTCGCTTTCCAGCTTATCGCCGTCATCTCGCGACAGTCGCGCATAAATACACGCGTTATATTCTTTCGATAAAACACTCATAGCCTGATAGCTCCTTTCGACTGATCTTGCTCAGTCAGAAATCCAACCATCAGGCTTTTCAGCTTAGTGATATTTTGTTTCGACCTGAGCCTATCGTATCACTCCTGTTCAGCGAATTCCACGACATAAAAAATATGACCACTTCTACCTGTTCCTCAGGTAATGCTCCATACAATCCTCCAGCGTCAGGTCTGTGTCAGCAAACTCCATCTTTACTACAACATTCCCGCACTTAAACACATACGGATTCTTAATCTGCCGGATAAAATCCTTTATTCTCTCTACCTTAGGCAGCGTTCTGTCGATATGCACATCATGGATATCAACCAGCTCATCCCTGCTGACCGTTCTTACATCCACGGCTTTCATTTCTTCTAACGTCATAAGGGAACCTCCTTCGTCTTTGCTACTTCTTAAAGTTCCCTGAACACTTGCCATTCCGATTTTTGAACAAAAAAATAAACGGCCAGCAGAGAACTCAATCTCCACCAGCCGTCATTCTTAAATCCTCCGGACAAAGTCCAACGATATCCATCCTATACCGCTCTTCAGCCTGCCCCATCCGGCAGAGCTGCCTTTGCCACTTCTCACTTCCATGATTGTGTACACACCAATCGGAATAAACTGAACCCTGTCATAATCGGTTCCCGGACCTTTCCTGATATTCAGATCAGAGATACTGACCTTCACCAGGAACGGAACTTTCACCGCCGGCTCTGCTGCCTTCGGCTCATACACCACCTTACCATCCGCATCGAACACCTTGTATCCCGGATTCTGATCCGCGCACTTCTTCGCATTGTCCAGGATTTTATAGGCTCCCTTCTGGCTCTTAGCATCTGTCCAGGACTTCCGGACACGATACCAGCGGATCACATCGCCGCCGGAATCCTTTGCGTCATACTGAGTCAGGTTCCATCTCTCGATGATGGAGATCAGCTTCTCCACATAGGTCAGGCTTGTAGCATAGCCGCCATCCTTGATAATCTGCACAGCTTTCTTATAATCCGTGCAGCCCTTAAGCCCAGCATATCTCAACTTGCTGCCGTTCTTCGCCCCAAGCAGATAAGCGGAGTGGTCAGCAATGGAATCCTCAATGCATGGATACTTACGGAAGTCAGCCGTGATCGTGACCATGCTTCCGTCAGGATTCTGTTCCTGCGTCTTCTTCGTGTACTTGCTCTTGCCGTCCCAACTGGATCCGCTCCAAGTATTCCCAGACAGGCTGCACTTCATTCCGAAGATATTGTTGGCGTTCTGAGCCAGCTTACTCTTTCCATACCCAGATTCCAGAATGAACTGAGCCAGCGATACCGATGCCAGGATGCCGCTCTTCTTCTGATCCGCAGTGAAAAGCGCACCTACCTTCTTGATCGCATCCGCCTCAGACAGATCCTTCAGGAGAGATGCCTGAGTCCCCTTTGCAGTCGAACCACCACCAGAATCAGAGGAACCCTGCAGCGCCTTCGTCACCTTCTCAGCCAGATCTCCCATCCTTGCATACATCCAATTGCCCGGACAGGACTTATTCGCAAACCACCTGTGAACCGTCAGGAGCATCTCCCCGCTCTTCGGAGAATAATTCAACGTCTTGTCCTTATCCCCGAACCAGATCAGCTTGTTCTTTCCGTTCCTTTTGCAGATGTCGATGCAGAGTTTGATCAGTGTCTGATATACTACATCCCTGAACGCATAAGGCTCCGTAGTATCGGAAGCGCACTCAATCGTGATTGCCCTCTGGTCGTTAGCATTGCTGGAAGAACACCAGGAGCGGTTCTTCTCTTCCACATACAGAGCCACCCTGCCGTCCCGGTCTATGCCGTAGTTGCTGGATGCCTGCGTGGACTGCTTCTCAAACCATTCTCCCAAGCCTTCCGCCGTACACTGGCCAACCACACAATGAGGCGTGATCCGGTCAATGCTGTGCGTCCTCTGCCCGGAATGGTTCGGAGAAAGCTTCTTATAAACCACCATAGAACTGTTCGTGTATGCCATTATTCCTCACCATCCTTTTCGTCTTCCTTCTCACTTCTGTCATGCAGCTGCTCCAGCACCTTATGGAGCTTCGTAGGAATCGGAAGTCCAAGGTACGCCGCATTCTCCACAAGGCTCAGTCCTTCATTGGAGATATAGAAGAAAATGATCGCTGTTCTCAAAACGCTGCCGCTTCCGATCACCTGCGTATCCAGAAGATGCCCGATGCCGACCAGCGCAAAGATCAGAACCTTCCTGCAGATCCCTTTGAAGCCCACGGCACTCGACAGCTTCTTATCCGCCACCGCACACATAACCCCTGTGATGTAATCCAGCACCACAAAAGCCAGCAGCGCATAAAGCAGGCCGTCATTTCCGCCCAGGAAATAGCCAATCCATCCTCCGACTGCAGCAAAAACTGCCTGAATCACATTCCAAAATTCCTTCATCGCAAATCCCTCCTTGTTTTCTGCATGAAAAAAGCAGTACCTCCCAAATTCGGGAAGCAACTGCCATTTCATCTGTTATACATTTTCGTATGTGCCCTACACCACCGTCTCCTCTGTCAGCGTGTAGGTAATCTTCATCGTCTTGTCCACCGTCTTCGTGATGGGCTGAGCAAGGTTGTTGATAGTCGCAAGGTACGGCATCAGCAGATATGCATACCGGTACTCATTCCCATAGCTTCCGCCATAACCGAACAGGAAGTGCCCATACTGCATCAGCGGTGTTGCCAACGTACCCAACCTTGCACTCCCCTGGGTATGCACTATGGTATCGTCCGCCAGTATCTGGAAATCGCCGCCGATGATGATGTCGTTCACCAGCGTCATATAGAGCTGGCAGGTGCCAGACTCCCCAAGCGGTTTCCATTTTGACGTGAAACCCAGATTAAGAAGCGTCACATCCGTGGAATTGGATATGTTGATCTTGTAGATTCCCTTCTTGTTGTACGCCATGATGTAAAGATAACCACCCCGGATACAGCCCCGCACCTCTCGCTCCGGGTAGGAATCCAGCTGCTGGAAGCCGATGCCCATGAGCTTCGCATTGGAAATCGTCCATTCGCCCTCCGTGAAGCTGAGGTCATCCTTCTTGATCTTGATCCAAAGCATTTTTGCACTCCCAGAGGAATTTTGCTCGTTGGCAAAGCCGTACCAGTACCCATCATGCCCGTCCAGAAATGTCCCATATACGTTATATGTGTCATCCATGAAATTAAAGGTTGTCGGCGTGATTGTGTCTTCCTTCATCAGTTTGTATATAGAATTGTCCAGTGTCTCATTCAGCCCGATGTCAAAGACCGGTACACGCACCTGACGAATGTCCACCACGCTTCCCTCGTAGTTCAGGGAATACAGGATTCCCTTGTTAAAATCGATCTCCACGCCGTCAAAAAGAACCACTTTCTGTGCGTCGGTAAGTCCGCCGATGTCACACCTCCTAATCAGCAGGAACGGACTGGCATCCCCCACAAGGCTGCCGAATGCATTCTGACCGCCCTGCTTACTGGTGAGAGCCACTGCGGAAATCGTGCCGTTGCCCTGACTTGGTGTAAACTCCCAGACAAATTTATAGCCATTATCCAGTGCTTTTGACTCCGTCTGGTTTAAGCTCCCCCTCGCCGTATTTGAGGTTGAATTCACATCATTGGACGCATACGCCACTGGGAGATTGCCGCTTGCCGGGTACATATTGTTTGCTTTTTCCTCCAGTATATTTGGCAGAAGCAATATACCGCCAATCATGTTCGGGCAGATTGGGAGCAGTGCTCCGTTCCATTCCACCCGATCATCATATTCCCCCGCTGCGTTGTAGAAAACGCCCATAGGGTTCTGCCCCAGGATGTTGTTCACGGCATTCGTAACCATGTTCTCCTCCGTGATGGTCTCTACTTCCCCAGTCACCTCGTCCGTCAGTTCAATGACCATCGTCCCTTTTAATCTCTTCATAAATGCCTCCTATACCTCGATAGGCTCTGCAAATGCGCCTACCGGAATCCTGCTGATGGTTTCAGAATAATATCTCTTCACCAACTCCATTGTCTCCGTCTGAATATCCACGGCAAATGCCCTTGCCGAAAGGCTTCCGCCGAGAGAAAACATACCTACGGTTTCTTCCACGGTAATCTTCCCGTCCCATGCCGCTGCTGCTGCCATGGACTGCCCGCTGATGGACGCAATGGCATCCCCCACGTCCACCGTGCCCGTGCCTCCCTCCATCCGAAGGTACACCCGGAATGTGTTCGTAATGTATGGGATGACTCTCTCCACCGGGTAGTACAGTGTGAGGATATGTTTCCCGCTGTGCCATGTCTCCACCGGATACAGGGTAGTAATCTCCTCGTCATTCAGTTCATAAGTTACATGGCATACTGCCTGCCCGTCCTCCGTCCAAGTGACAGGAATCTCCACGTCAACCGGCACATCTGTTGTGCCTCCTGTTTCAGATCCGGTTTCTGTGCCGCTGTCGGAGTCGGAGGAAGGAATGGGAACCACAATTGTCCCTTTCGCAGACGCACTCCGGCTGACCGCATCCGCCACTACGTCCACCATTACTTGTGCATGGAACTGGACATGCGTCTCATCACTGGATGCATACTCAATGCTAATGATCCGTACATCCTTGTCCGCAACCGAATAGGCGGAGGCATTCGTAAATGTATGGATGCCGATGCGCCCCTGTTCGATCTGATTTAACAGCCCGGATAAGTTCTTATCATTCTTGCTTTTCGCCCGGGATAGCCTCGGGTTCTTCCCCACGCACTTGATACTCTGCCTGCCTCCGATCTTAATGGTGTTTGACGTGATGCAAGCGATTTTCGTGGCATCCGCCTGTCCTCCGGTAAAAGAAAGAATATCTCCCACATCCAGTGCCGGATTTCCAATGGTATCCGAATCAAACGGAACATAATTCACAACAGCCAGGTCATTCAGGATGTTTGTACAGAGTTGCCGCCTGGTCTCTTCCAGACCAAACTGCAAAAGCGGATTCACTCCCAGATTCATGGTCAGCCCGTCATCCGGATCCAGTGCGTAATACTCCGCAATCTGTGTCCGAAGGTTCGTTGAACTGACCGCTGTATATCTCGTGATAAAGTCCGAAAAGCTGGAAGTAAACCTGTGCTTCCTCTCTACCGTCAGTACCGGCGTATTCCCATACTTCCGAAGCTCCAGCTCCCCGGCTCTGTTGATCACGAAAAAACCGCCAAGCACCTGTCCCACATAGAACAGCACATCGCGGTAAGTCTCAATATCATTATCAGAATATATGGACAGGTTTTCCGTCCCGTTCGGCATAGCCTCAATCGTTGCCCTGTCCTGAGCCAATGTTACCTCACAGGCAGTTGAACACAACACCATAAAGTCATAAGCGTTACCGATGGATTCCAAGGAAGTAAAAGCCTTCTCAAACCGCACCATGTAGTCATAGGCCTTGATCTCCAGGCACTTCGCTTTCCGGTTCGCCTCCGATACCTCAAAGATTCCCATCGGGATCCGCTCATAGGAACCGCCAGCTATCTGCAGATGATAGAACAGCTCCACCTTTGCATCTTCCAGCGTGTAACGATTGATCTCAGAGAAAAGCGATATTTCCATCTCAGCAGCATACACCGTCCCCAGCTCGATCTCCGTGGATCCGCAGCACTGACTGGTAATATATCCGCTGCCTTTGATCATATCATCCTGATAAAACTCATAAACCGTTCCGGCAGTCGTTGTGATTCTGCCGGTCCAGTAATATTTTCTTGTATTCGCCTTCACCGCATCAAGGAAGGCATTGCTCACTAAATACATAGCCGCCCTCCTTAAAACTCTTTCAGCGTGAAGGACACCTCCCACAAGCTCCCATAGCTTGTATCACTGACTAGCTTCACCTGATACCCGTCAATGTACATCTGTGTGTTCACGATGCTCATGGTCTCCATATCCAGATATCCAACTGTAATGCTCGCCAGCTTCTTATATGTCGAAAACTTATTCAGCCATTTCTTCGATACACGGAAGGTCACTCCGATCTGAACCACACCTTCCCGAACAACATCCCTCTGCGTGGTTCCTGCCTCCGTCACACCGCCGCTGTCTGCCTCCACATCCGATAAACTCACAGAATAAGAGGCAGGCATCGGGATATTCTCATTGTTAAATACAAGATACTGCAAATGAGCCATCTTACCTGCCTCCACTTCTTAAATTCATTCTCTGCTGAGCCGTAACCACAATCTCATCAATCATGTCACCGCCGATATAAACCGGGATCACGATATCCCCTGCAGCACCTCCGCCGGCCAGAGCCGTATTCAGCGCTGTATTGATGCCGGAGATCAGATCACCGCTTGATGCAGCTGATCCAGAATAACCACCCTGAGCCGCCATCACCCTCGGAGTAATGGTCAGATCAGAAGTCACGCCGTTCATAGCATTCTCAATCAGGCCCCGGCTCTTCTCAATGCCTTTTGCCAGTCCTCCAATGAAGTCCGGCATCCAGCTTTCATAATCCGTCAGCGGACCTTCATCCGGCACAGAGAAATGCAGGAAGCTTCGGATCTTATCCGCAACCGAAGATACCGCATCCCCGACCTTACCGATCATGGACTTGATACCATTCACGATACCGCCAATGAAGTCAGCGCCCCACTGGAACGCCTGCGATGCCAAGTTCTTCACGAAATTGATCGCCTTATCAAATCCACCCTTCACCACACCATAGATATTTCCGCAGACATTCTTGATGCCGTTCAGCATCGCATTGAACGCATTGGAAACCGCATTCTTGATCGCGTTTGCCGCATTGGATACAGCAGACTTGATATTGTTCCATTCCGTCGTGACCGCATTTTTGATTGCGTTCACGATAGTCGTGATCGTATTCTTAATACCATTCCAGACCGTGGACACCGCTGTTTTGATCGCATTCAGTACCGTAGTGATTGCGGTCTTGATCCCGTTCCACGCCGTACTCAGGAAGGTGGAAATTGCATTTACCACAGTTGTGATAACCGACTTGATTCCGTTCCAGATCGTAGTGAAGAATGTCTTTATCGCATTCCACACGGTCGTCACGGTATTCTTGATCGTGTTCCAGGCCGTAGTCAGGAACGTGCTGATCGCATTTACCACAGTTGTGAAGATATTCTTGATCCCTTCCCACAATCCGGAGAAGAAATCCTTGATCGCATTCCAGACCGTTGTAGCCGTGGTCTTTATCGCTTCCCATGCTGCCTGAAAGAACGCCTTCAATGCTTCCCAAACGGCAATGGCAATCTCTTTAATGCTCTCCCACAGGTCGATCCAGAACTGCCGGAACTCTTCACAGTTGTTCCAGAGATAAATGAACGCCGCCACCAAAGCGACAATCGCCGCTATGATCAGCACATACGGATTTGCCGCGCATACCGCATTGAAGGCAGCAAATACTCCCTTCGCCGCATTGATCACACCTGCCAGCTTCGGCACCAGTGTCATAATGGTACCAACTGCAGAAATGACCTTTCCGACAATGATCAGCACCGGACCGATTGCAGCCGCTACCAGGGCAATCGTCACGATCACCTTCCTGGTGCCTTCATCCATCGAATTGAGCCAGTCCACAAACTTCTGGATCCATCCGACAATGGTTCGGATTGCCGGCATCAAAAGCTCACCAAAGGAAATCGCCAGTTCTTCCAACTGCGACTTCAGGATCTGAAGCTGACCGGCAAGGTTGTCATTCATGGTCTCTGCCATACTTGCTGCTGAACCATCACAGTTATCAATAGCAGACGAAAGCTTTTCAATATCCGCTTCCCCAGCATTCATCAGAGCCAAGAAGCCGGACATTGCATTCTTACCAACCAGTGACTCAGCCGCTGCAGCCTTCTCAGATTCAGACAGTCCAGAAAATGCCGTCCGGCAGTCCGCCAGGATATCCGACAGATCCCTCATGGAGCCGTCAGCGTTGGTCGTTGCTACTGTAACCTCTCCAATAGACGCTCCACATATCTTCACATCCCCGGACAAATTGGTCATGATGGTTCTAAGAGAAGTACCAGCCTGTGTACTTTTGATACCGGCATTCGCCATCAGTCCGATCGCTTCCGCCGTATCTTCTGCAGAGAATCCCAAAGCACCGGCAATCGGAGCACAATACTTAAAGGTCTCACCCATCATGGAGACGTTCGTATTCGCGTTACTGGAAGCAGCCGCAAGGATATCCGCAAAATGCCCGGAGTCCTTCGCTGTAAGTCCAAACGCTGTCAGCGCATCCGTTACGATATCGGAAGTCGTTGCCAGATCCTCACCGGAAGCCGCAGCCAGGTTCATGACACCTTCGATGCCGGAAAGCATATCCTCTGTCTTCCAGCCGGCCATCGCCATATAGTTCATGGCTTCAGCTGCCTCGGATGCGGAGAACTTTGTCTTCTCACCCATCTCACGGGCTTTATCCCTTAAGGCTTCCAGATCAGAGCCAGTCGTGCCGGATACCGCTTCCACCTTACTCATGGCAGAATCAAAATCAGCGGCAGTTTTCACCGCCGCCGTACCAAGTCCCACAACACCTGCTGTCACAGGAAGGAATTTCTTTCCTACATTTGTGACATTATCTCCGACTGTCTTCAGCTTCTCACCTTTAGCAGCAATCTCCTGAAGAGCCGTGTCGGAAGCCTTCGCCTGTTCCTCCAATGCCTTCAGCTTCTGCTCAGTCTCAACGATCTCACGCTGCAGACCATCGTACTGATCCTGCGTGATCGTTCCATCTTTCAGTGCCTGCTCTGCCTGTTCCGCTGCCGTCTTCAGTGTTTCCAGCTTTTCCTTTGTTTCCTTGACGGCATCTCCCAAGAGTCTGTGTTTCTGTGCAAGCAGTTCCGTATTCCCCGGATCAAATTTCAGGAGCTTATCGACATCACGCAGCTGGCTTTGGGTATTTCTGATCTCTGTATTTACGCCCTTTAAGGCAGTCTGTAGTTTGGTGGTATCGCCGCCGATCTCAACGGTGATCCCCTGGATTCTGCCAGCCATCCGATTCCCTCCTTCCTGTTTTTAGGCAAAAGAAAAGAACCGGTCTCCCGATTCTTCTCAACAATTTGTGTGCTATGTCAGTTTTCTGACTTTTTTTAAAATCAATTCATCTGACTTTTAATGAACGTTATCATCCTATCAAATGCATCCCTCGCAACATCATTCGCTCGTTCCGAAGCAACAAAGCAATGCTGCATCTCCATATTTCTTTCTGCAAGAGGATCGATCAATTCATGTACTACTCCCGCTTCTGTCAGGGCTTCATCCATGTCGCGCATATCCACATAATACTCACTCCCCAGTAGAACTGCAGACGGATAATTCGAATCGACCCAAAGGATATTGTTATAGTTTTTTATTTCCTCACGATTAAGAAAAATCGAACCCTTCACATAGTTTCCGACAAGGATTTTTGTTTCCAAAGAAAACTTGTCATATGCAAGAGGCGCATCATCAAGAACAACCGCCTTGATTTGCTCCGGCTTTAATACCGGAGTGATTCCCAAAGTATCAGCATAATCCGGATTGGTAATGACGCTTCCCAGCTGGCTTGTCATGATCGCACCGGCAGATGAACCCATGATCACCACCCTGTTCATATCCAGATGATATTCTTCCGAATGCTCCGTCAAAAAACGGAAAGCCTCATTTGCCTGAACCAAGGGATCCGGGAAATGATATTCAGGTACCAACACATAGTCAATATTTACAAGATTAAATCCTTCTGCACAGATATCATCCAGCAACGCCGTAGCATCACTCTCAGCAAGCGGATCTCCTACGCTTTTACTTCCACCGAAGAACCCTCCACCATGAAAGTATATAAGTGTCGGATTTGATGCATCCCTGTCCTTGTTCGGATAGGTAATATCAAGGTAGCTGTTCGGATAATCTTCAGAATATTTGATTTCCGTGATAACGTATTGCCCGTTATCCTTTAATCCTTCCATAGGTTCACCAAGTGGCTCATAGACATTGGCAGTATTCACTGTACTTGCCGAAAGTTTTTGAATCATACCAACAATGATCTGCGTATGTGTCAAGACAAACAATGCTCCTCCTGCCAAAACTGTAAGTATGACAATAAATACTATCAAAATTTTCCGTAACTTTTTCTTCTTCTCGTTCATTGATTTTTCTCCACGTCCTTCCAGTTATTATTGTGCAGGATTTCTGCGTTATCACCGGCAAAAACCGTCGCCGCTTCTTCGTCTCCTGTAAGCTGATACAGCATCCATGCCGTCATATATCCATCTGAACGCATCAGCATCTGCTCATGCTCAGCGCCAACGGCTCTTGCCCGTATCTTTTGCACATCGTCAGAGATACTGTTGTAGTTCGATATAAGGGCTGAAAGCGGAGAAACACCTCCATAGCTTGATTCTGGATCAGAACCGGAATCATCCGACTTTCCCGTTCCTGCAACCATAAAATAAGGGATTGTAACTTTAGAGACGTCATATTCCCATCCCATATTTCTGGCAAGTGTAGGATACGCTGCGCTTCCGGTAAACATAGCTTTGTATCGAATACCATTTTCGTAGTTCGTCACGGCACAGATTGCACCGGCTCCTCCCTGGGAGTATCCGATAATCCCTATGTTGTTATAATCTATTTTTCCTGCAAGAACGCTGTCAGACGGAACATTCAATATAAAATCCAATGTAATCGATGCCGTCTTACCATTTCCGGTCTGTCCATCTTCATTCCCAACCACTACAAAGCCCCACGAAGCAAGACGCGGAAAAAACGGCTCATAGGATGAGGCAGGTGTTCCGCTTGCATTGACAACCATGATCATCGGCCAGCTTTTCGCACTGCTTTCTAATTCTGTAGGATACCAGACTCGCACTTTTCCAATGGATTCATTATCAGAAGCAAACTCGGTGTAGCTTGTCTCAAATGAACCGGGATTAGCATACTTCATCTCCAGTGGTGCATCGGACTGAAAGCGCTCATAATAGCCTTCTGTGATGTCGTTGTTCCCTCCTCCGTTAGGCAACATGGACTTAATGTAAAAAAATACGGCTATAAGCAGGATGAAGATGACACCCAGAGTAATCAAAACTATTTTCATAAGATTTTTCATTATGACCTCCTGTTTTTCTATCTTCCGAGAAGCTCTAATCCGTGACTTTGAACATCCCCGTTCACAGCGGAATGAATCCAATCTGAAACACTGACATCATCCTCAAGTTTGTCGAAAACATTGCTGGATATAATAGTGTGCTGTGTGTTGTAGGTTTCTGAATCCTCACCATATTTCCAAATATATATGCCAACACCGGGAATATTCTCCTGCAGTCCCTCAACCATTTCAGCAAGATTCTTTTGGAACAGGTCTCCGTTTTCTTTGCTTTTTGTCATCGTTCCGGTTCGGATATACGCCTGATATTCCTGCAATGTATCATCACGATAGGAGCAGTCAAACAGAATTTTAACGGTGTCACCTCGTTTATCGTAAAGTGCAGTCAAGCTGTCAAAAACTAGATTATTGCCAGTTAGCCTGTCTGATATTAAAGCAGGCGACTGCCACAGTTCAGAAGCCGTTTCATGCCATCCGTCATAGAGGAGCAGAGAACTGTCCACACATACCGTAATGTTTTCCGCAGAAGGAAAACGGTCAATCACATCATCCGCCAAAAGCGATGTTGCAAATCCACCTGCAGAGAACCCTGTTATCAGCAAAGTATCCGGATTACCAACATAAGGCATAGCTGCGTCCATGAAGGCAGAATAGTTGTTGTACCCGTTATGATAAACCACTTTCTCTTTGCTGCCGTCCGTGTAATGATACTCACCAGTTCCACTATGAAAATCTCCGGAGGCGTATGGCAGAACAAGAAAGGTCCAATCACGGAAAGGATTTTCTTCCGAAGTGCTTCCAATTCCTCCGGAGGCAACAAAATCCTGTACTTTAGCTGTTGTAGCAAAGAATTCCTTACCGTGCTCGGAAGTATATCCGTTGATACTTACACCACCGCCAAAGAAGTATACCACGACCTTGTTCTCAGATCCGACTCTGATGAGACCATGCCATTCGCTTCCATCAGAGGATTTTGCCCCCTCCGGAGTGATGCGATACCATTTTCCAATTTCCGGTTCGCCTTTAATCTCCGGATGTTTGACAAAAACAGTTTTACCAAGGATCACCCCCACAACAATGGCAGTGATCACTACTGCAGCAATTAATGTAATTCCAACAATTTTCATGGCCTTTTTCATGATAGCCTCCTTGACATCTTGTTGAAACAAGTGTATCATAAATTCATCGACGATACAAGTGTTTCAGCAAAATGATACATATGCAGGAGGTTTGTTTCATCATATGAACATGAATAATGAACAAAAAAATACCTATGTTAAAAAGCAGATCTTAGCTGCACTTCTTGATCTTCTAAAGGAGAAACCCCTCTCTGATATTTCAGTCAGTGAACTTACAAGCAAAGCCGAAATCGGACGCGTCTCTTTTTACCGTAATTATCAGAATAAAGAGGACATCCTAAAAGAGGAGTCTGACAGGCTCATTAAGGAGTGGGGCAGACTATATGAGTCTAATCCTGAATCAACACCGGAGAGCTTATTCCCATCATTATTCGATTTTTACCGTGATCATAGAGAGTTTTATACCATTCTCTACAACTCAGGTATGTCCTCTATCATGACGGAAACTATCATTGGAACCATTCAGATAATGCCGGAAATGCCAAACCTTGAAGCCTACATGAAATCATTTTGGGCATATGGCATTTACGGGTGGATGCTGGAATGGATCAAACGCGGCATGCAGGAAAGCGGCAACGAGTTAAAAGCTCTCTTTGCATTTGCGCACCAAGGTAACGAAAACAGAAACGATGCTACTTAACGCTCCTGTTTTCTATTTTCGTCAATCATAGTTCGCATCAGAACCGATCCATATCATCCTGAGATGCCAAGGTGCTGTATGCTCCCTGGTTCTCATCGTTCTGCATTTCCGTGTACATATCGTTGATGGTTCCGATAGTCAGAAGATCCATCTCCCCGATCTGCACACCAAGCTGCACCGCCCTTAGTAAAAGGAGCGGTGTTGTCATTTCCCGGTCAGTCGCTCGAATTTTTTTTTACTCTCCACCTGCGTCTGCACATTCAGTCCCCAAAGCTCAATGATCTCCGGCAGCACCTGGTAAATGGAAAATGTCCCAAACTGATCCAGCCACTCATCCGGCGTATCCGGAACTCCCTGCGGATCCGCATGCTTCGCCATGATGTAGCTGATATCCTCGAACAGCTCCAGCGAAAAAGAATCCAATGCGGAGTTTTCAGGATCGTTCTCATCAATGCTTTTCTGCAGATCATGAAGATCCTTATAGATATCCCTGTGGAACTTGTTTCTGTATATTCTTGGAATGGCAGCGGAAGCCCTGAAAGTCACATCCTTGCCATCGATATTCACTGTCTTTGTAAGTGCCATGATTAAATCCTCCAATCACGATTAAGGGCAGAGCCGAAGCCCTGCCCCATCTGTCTTAACCCTGTCCCGGCTCAGTCGGTTCCGTTGTCGGAGACTGGTAAACAGCAGAATACCAGCCGTTATAGACCTCATCCGTTGTGTTCGTCCCGGTCTTCACCTTCACAAGACCACTCGGAAGCGGCGTTGCCGTGATCTCCAAAGATTCCGTCTGGACTTCCTTGGAATCCTCATTGGTCTTGCCCTCGATGGTAGGCCTTGCAGCGGTACAGTAATACATACAGTGCCTGATCTTCTTCTTGTCCCCGGAGAACTCGAAAAGTAGAGCAAAATGCTCCGGTTCCACCGTGGAATCCTCTACCAGAACACCATTGCTGTCTTCTGTTTCCTTCAGGATGTCCTTCCTGAAGCTGTCCGGGATCAGCGCGATCTCCAGATCACCTGAATAGCCGTTATTGGCCACCGTGGTGTAATACACCATATCGTCCGCATAGAACGGCTCCGTATCGCCCTCAGGATCCAGCGACAGATTCACTGCACCAGGAATGGCTACCGGTGTAGCGAAAGTAACTTCATTCGTTTCCGGATCAAGAGTTGCCTTGGCATAGTGGCAATTCTTCAATCCGAATTTCACCTTGTTATTTGTACTCGGCATAATAAACCTCTCTTTCCGCTATACCGTCATCTGGTACAGCACTTCGTATAGTTTCTCTGATTCGATCCATACCTCCGATTTGTTCCAGAACAGCTCGTGGGCATTCAGCACCGCCTCAACCCTGTCCTCCAGCTCCGGATCCTTTTCATCGGTATAAAGTTCAATGCTCAGGTTGGAAAACTCCATATACACCACGTTGTCCGCAGCGAAGTTCTCCGAACCCGGAAATAAAAAGCAGATGAACGGCGGATCAGGATTTTCCCCTTCCGCGAAATGGTCATGCGCAAAAGGAATCTCCGTTTCAGCCAGCATCTGCATTACATCTTCATGCGTCATCCTACTTCCTCCCGATCTCGATAATGCATTCCGCAGCATGGCGGCAGACCGGGCAGTTGTACGGATAGCCATGACAATCCTCGCCCCTCCGGGTACCGTGATAGATCACCAGACCGAACACGGTAAATCCGACAGCGATCACGAATAATAAAAGCAGTATCTCCATCTCTAACCGCCTTTCTGCAGGTCACGCTCGATATCCCTTGTCAGCTGTTCGATACCTGCCTGCTCCGCTGGTGCGATATGAGGAAACGCCCTTGTCCTTCCACCGCCGCGCTTCGCATGGCCAAACTCCAAAAGATGTGTCAGCTGGTACCGTTTGGAATGCACCACGATCTGGATGGAATCGGACGTTTCCCTGGTCTTTTTCACCGCCCAGCTCTTGGAATACTTACCCGTCTTCTTCGGAGCCGTGCTTTCGATCTGCTGCTTTACGGTCTTGCCTGCCTTCTGGACATCCTTCTTCAGGTCCTCCGCAGCAAGCTTCGCGTATTCCTCCATACCCTTCATCACGGTATCCGCCAGCTGTTCAATCTTTATCGTCTGTGCCATCAGCGCCGCTCCTTCCTGCAGGTGAACTTCAATGACTTCTTCCGGAAGTTCATATGATCGATGTTCACGATGTTGTAGATCTCACCCATGAACATCACCCTGAAATGCGTGGAATCGATCACAGCAGCCTTCCGGCAATACCGGAAAGATACGGTCATGGAAAAATCCTCAACCGTAGTTCCGGCAGCCTGTTCTTCCTTGGAGCTTGTCAGGCCTTCACCGCCGATCGTGGCAAAGCAGGTATAGTAATCTGTCCAGGCATTCTTGTGATTGCCGTACTTGTCGGTCACGGTCTCATTCTTCTGAAACGTCACCTTTGACCTGAGTGCTGCCACATCCATCAGAATCCCTCCTTCCGGCTGCCGAACAGCAAAGCCCGGAGAGTCAGATCCATTGCGTGATGGTCAGCTTCTTCCCTGTGCTCATACAGATAAGCCACCGTAAACATCACCGCGATCTTTCCGTTCTGAGCCGCATCCAGATCCGCCTCATCATCCGTCCGCAGGATATCCATGCACTGCTTCTTCGCCGCCGTTATGAAGTTTTCGATCAGAGCATCGTCATCCTCGAAATCAACCCGGAGATAACTCTTCATCTCTTCCACAGTCACAGTCATAGAAATCACCCCTTAAAACAGAGGCGGCAGGAACTTCCCACCGCCTCATAGTTACATCTGCTTACGATCAGGCGCTCGCCTTCATCTTCAGGAGCTGGATGCCTTCCGGAAGAATCACCTTGCCATCAACACGTTCCGTCGCAACAAAGCCGACTTGGCCGTTGGTGCTGTAGAGCTCATTGAGCCTCTGAACCGTTCTGCCGGATCTGTCAGCGATCCAGTAATTCTTGAAATCACCGAATGCCACAGTCAGAGCCCCTGCCTTCGCCGTAGGGACATACGGAGAAGTGTAAAGGTCATATCCCAGAAGCTTGTCCGGCTCACCTGCCTGAAGGGAAGGCTGCCAGAGATAGGCATCGTTCTTGTCCTTCAGCTTACGGATCATGGATACCGTCGCGTCGTTCATAAGGAACTTCGCATTCCTGCGGTAAGGGCTCTTCAGCGAATAGATCAGGTTGATCAGCTCATCCGCCGTGATCGCCGTTGCGCTTGCCGCAGTTACGCCGACAGTACCGCCGTTCGCGGTAAAGATACCGGTAGGCTGTCCGGTTCCGGTACCGACACAGAAGGTCTCTTCCTCAGCAATGCCGAATGCCCTTGCAAACTCACCGGCAATGTAAGACTCCAGGTCAAACATGGAATCCTGCAGAAGTTCGATGGAAACCTTCACAAGGTCGGTCAGCTTGAATGCGTCGATAGTCTTCTGGTCAAAGGTCGGACCGCTCTCGGTGTATGCACCGTTCTCTGCTGTCCACTGTGCGGTAGAGTGAGTAGCCGCAACAGGGATCTTTCTCTCAGCGCTGGTAGTGATGACCTTCGCAAGGCCTCTCACCACATTTGCCTCATCCAGACCGGTCACGATCTGACGTTCGAACTCTTCCGGCACAAGATAGCCACCATCTGCCTGCACGCCCTCGGAAAGGACGTTGTGGACAAGTCTCTTGCCACGGAGATGAGCTCCGAAGTCTTCTTTGTAGGCATTGGAAGCACGCCCGGTTTTTTCCTCCACCTGCTTTGCCGGTCTTCCGGTAAGCGGAGTATTGATAGGCTGATTCAGTGCCGCCTCTCTTGCCTCGGCTCTCTGCTGACGGTCAATTGCCACAGTCAGGTCCTCGATCTCCTGCTCCATACGGCTGTAAGTTGCGTTATCCTCCGCAGACAGAACGCCGTTCTCATTCTCGTGGGTGTCCACAAAGTTCTTCGCAGTCTCCCACACCTTCGCTCTCTTCTCGATCATATCTTTGATAGTCATAGCTCTATTCCTCCTTAAATGAATCTCTTGATAAAGTTCAGGCGTTCCCTGATCTCATCACAGGAACGCCCGTTATCCGTTGTCTGTTCAGTTGCCGCACCACTGTCCGGTGCCTTGATGTGACACTTCGCCGCGATCTTATCCATCAGCGAATTGGTCACCGCCGCCCTGGAATAGAGCATCGACACCTCTGGTGCTTCCAGGTCTTCGCCCTCCGATGCATCCGCTCTCTGCAGCACATCATCCGCAAATCCCAGTTCCACCGCCTTGTGTGCGTCCATCCAGGTCTCCGCATCCATCAGATGTGAGATCTTCGTCCTGCTCATGCCGGTCTTGATCTCATAGGCATTCATGATGGACTCCTTCACTTCAGCCAGCATGTTGATCGCCTTCTGCATCTCCGCCGTATCACCAAAAGCGATAGTGGCCGGATTGTGGATCATCATCATGCTCACAGGACTCATGAGCACCTTCGTTCCTGCCATCGCGATCACGCTTGCTGCTGAAGCCGCAATGCCATCGATCTTCACCGTGACATCGCCCTTATAGTCCATCAGCATGTTGTAGATCTGAGCTGCCGCCACACAGTCACCGCCCGGACTATTGATCCAGACCGTGATGTTCCCTATTCCGGCATTCAGTTCTTCTCTAAAAAGAGCCGGTGTGACATCATCGTCAAACCAGCTCTCTTCTGCTATGGTTCCATTCAGGAAAAGCACTCTTTCACTGACCTCTTCGCCTGAAGCCTGGTCTCTGATCTTCCTGCTTTTCCAGTTCCAAAACTTCTTCATCGGAATCTCCTTCCTCCTTTCCTCGTCCATAACTTCTCGGAATCTTCAGCCCTTATTTCATGGGGCTTTCAGACCTCTGTCTCAAAAAATCACCCACTTTTTTCTCAAAAACACTTGACAAACCAGTCAAAAAATGCGGCGCTTCGCGCCCTTGATTATGAAGTATATTTTTTGATTGGAGGCGATTTTTGATGTTACCTTGTAACCCTGGCGGTC